ACTGCGCCCTTGGGTGTCATAATATCCATCGGGTAAGTTCTCCACATTTTCTGCGTTAACACTACGTCCGGATGGCTGCTTGAACACATCCCAACCATTATCGTTGTGGCTGACTCCGTCTTGAGGATCTAGCTTCTCCATCTGGTAGTACCACCAAGTATCCATAGTCGGCGGGTTGGTGTCGCCCCACATACCGAACCATGATGGCCCGCCGTCTTTCGCAGAAGGAAAACGGCCAATACGTTTAGACATCGCGTCCACAATCTCGGAGTTGATGTCCCTACATTCGTTGAACCATGCAAACGTAAGTTCAAGAGAGTTCAAGTTTGCCACATCGTCAGCGTCGTCAAGTGCGCGGAACATAATCTCACACTCTACATCGCCTACCTTAAAGAAATATGTTTTGGTCGTGCGCATAAAATTACCGCACGGGCCTGGCGGGAACCAGTCGAGAAACGTCTTAATGGTCGTATCAGTCAGCTGACGAACGGTTTCACGAACAACAGCGGCACGGGAGCGTCTCACCCCGTCCTGACCTGGAGCTTGCTGTGATGCCCTGCGGACAATTTCAAAACAGCTCGCCACAGACTTACCTGACCCGACTGGCCCCATAAGCACACGCATCTTTGCATCCGAACTCATAAAGTTCGCAGCAGTCCGCGATGGTGTAAAGTTAATATCTAGAGCCAATAGCTTGCCCTCGCTTTTGGTTCATATAGCTACGCGTACGTTTAGCAGCTTCCCTGCCTGTAGGTGATGTATCAATAAACAACGCCTTATGCTTTATACGCTGAAGCTCTAACGCAAATTCTTCTACTGTCATGTTGGCTGCGTTCTTAACCTGGCCAACCCTGTTTCTTTGCTGCATCTTCATACTCATCCAAATGTGTTATGTCCCCACAATACTTACACCACTTATAATCTGTAGTGTGTTCTCCGCAATGTGGACACTGCTCAGACACTTCGGTCTGGGCAAGCAGAAGAGACGGATCGTCGAGGAGTACTATTGCGTAAGGTTTTTCGATACTCTTTTTCCTCCGAATCTTCTGCTTGTATCGTACGTTCAGCTGCGACAATACTGCCGCACACCGCTCGCATTCATCCAGCGTCGAGAAGGTGGCCATCTTCTGACCCTTGTCCTTCTGAGTAAACTTCGTCAATAGGTTCGTGATCAACGACAGTCGCTGCGAGGTCTTGACCCCCGAGGTTAATTGTAATTTTAACTCCGCCACCTGCTCCCTCCGCATTTACTTCGTTCTTAGGTTCTAGCCCGCCCCACTTGACTGTAGACTTAATAAGATCTGCTTTTACAGCTGCGGACACCTCTGGGCTGTGTATCAGCGTCCAACTTGTTGTCAGGAGTTCTTCCGCCTGTGCCCTGGCTTTAAGCTTGAACGTCATACCCTTTTCGCGGACTTCGTCGCGATAGGACTCGACTTTCTTCAGAAACACAGTGTCCTTGTTAAACACAAGCAACTGTTCCGCCGTAATGTTGTGGCGATCTTTAACTTCATCCAAAGTCTCACCGCTACCTTCCAGCATCAAAGCCATGTCAAAGGCAAGACGGTCAGACCACTTAGTATGTTTCAACGGTAACGTATCCATACCCAGACTCTACGGTGTAAGTTACGGGACTGTCAAGAAACTTTCAAAACTTTACATCTTCATTTTTTGGGGTCTTGTTATGTTAGGTTTTCTTATATAGGCGGGGGGTTGCAAAAAATAATCCATGTGCCCCCCTCCCTTGCGCGTGCGCGTGCATGATGCGACGCGAAAAGCGACGCGCTAGACAGCGCAGAAAACCTAGGCAAAATGCTGTAACTTTACATCTTGGTATAATTATGCTTGTATGTAGTTGTTGCTGATGACGGCAACGACGGCGGGCGGGGAAGCCCACATCCGCCACGCTGTTTGACAATGTGGGTATAGGAGAAAGTGCAATGAACGCACGTATCTTTGAAGGGCGTTTCGATGTTCGTTTGAACAAAGAAACAGGTGTAATCAGCCTTGCTAAGGCTAGCAGCGGAAAGTATTCCGCAGGCGAAGCGGCTCAGGTCGCAAAGCTGGTGGTCGAGGCCGCTAAAAAGCACAAGGCGTCGATTGACCGCTGGAGCTTCTACATCAAGGGCGTCAATCAGGAACTCGCCGAAGGCGAAAACCTGAACGCCAAGCAGATGGAGCAAGCGTTGAAGGCGGGCCACATGCCAGTACTCAAAGCTGGCAAGTGGGGCAAGCCAAGGCTTGACCTAGTCAACCCTGACGCACCTGTCGCCAAGGGCAACGAGAACATCGTTACTCTGTAACTCAACCGGCTGGGGCGCAAGCCCCAGCCCTTCTACCGGAGGCAACTATGAAAGTAGAAAAGCTAAGACGTTTTCGCGTCGACTGGGTTGAGTACGGAACCCTTTACTTCCGCTGGTATAAAACCGAGGGCGCTGCCCGAGCTTTATATCTAACACTTGTCCACGATGTGAAGATACCAAAACACTTGGTAAACATATCAGAACAGTGAGCCACCTAACAGCTGGGGCGGGCAATCGCCCCAGCTACCTTTCAACAAACTGGAGTGAAAACTATGAAGGTATTTGGAGTAATATTCAGCATGGCTGGATTCTTTCTTATGATGGCAGGCGTAGGCACCATCGAGTATGACAACAGTATTGTTGGCATCGAGCTAATAATCTGGGCACTGATCACACTGATCGGGGTAGTTACTTGGTTCGCAGGTATGATGCTATGTCGAAACCGATCATCATAAGGTGTAAACCCAAGCAATCCAAACGTATCGGGAGACTGATAGGCAAATGACCAAGGGGGAGTCGCAAGGCTCCCTCTCTTTTTGTGTCAAGTTTCTGTTATTTTATATATATACACCCATTGCTCGGGGGGTTACGGCACACTCTATAGCCAGGAATCAGAGCTATCTATAGTATCTACGTTTAAGTTTACACTATATCCTGTGTTTTAGATAGCGAAACTATACAACATATTGATAGGAAGGCCATAGAAATCAATATATTCCGAGCCATATGTACAGTATTACTATCTAAACTATCTAAATTATATAGTTTTTTTACATATACCCTTTCCTAAACTTAAATATCCTGCAATATTGTAATTTGCGCGTAGCGTCTTATCATTCCACAATCACTAGATAGTTTAGATACTTGACATCTAACCCCTTGATTAACCTCATCTTCTGAGTATCTGTTGTTAGTAGATACTTCGGAAAACGGCGCCGCCTACTCTAGAGAAATCTATATACCCCCATTCAGTCTGTAAACGGGGGGCAAACTTGACATCTGGGGCAAAGCGTGTCAAGTTTGGGGCTGTCCTTCGGGGCGACTCTCTTAGAGAGTTTTATTGTAACTTTTAACTGGAGGTTAGTCACATGGCTAAAACTTATGAAGGTAATATCAATCTGCAATTCAACAAAGCTACTGGATTGCTCTATCTGCAACCTGCTGAGGATGGGAAGTATAATGCTTCCAATATCCCTGAACTTGTAGCGTCTGCTATGGCGTTCTGTGATTCCAATCCTAAGGCGGCATTCAATCGTTGGGACTTCTATATCCCCAATGTAAACCAAGAACTAGACCGTGAGTCTAAGGCGCTTCCTCAATCCAAGGTCAAGGATGCTATTGATCGAGGTGATGTAGCGACTCTTGGTGTCGGCAAATGGGGCAAGCCTAAGGTGACTATTGCAGGGCCTGTAAAACACATCAAGAAAGCGGATGACAATATTGTCACTCTGTAAACTTCTCTCTGGGAGCGTCACTCTGTGGCGTTCCCTTTCTGTGTTTCTATCAAGCGAGGTCTATCATGCAACAAGTTTACAAGTCACGCACTCAGTCTGGTGTTTATGGTTGGTTTACCAACGGCTTTCTAGTCTGGACTCTTACACCAGACGAGTATGCCAAACCTGACAGCTGGCACTCTAAGACAGCATCACACAGAGGTTTTCTCTATGTCGTTCGTTGAGTGTGTACGTTGTGGCGGCGAGGTTCATCCTCGCCGTTCAGCTCTGGGCTATGACACATGTCTAGTCTGTGGCGATAAGCTAGCACGAGAGCGAGTGTTCACTGTCGCTCCGATGCACAAGTCTAACTATATGCTCTTCACTAATCCTGAGGATTTGAAGGGTATCAATAACAAGGGAGGTAATGTCCGATGAAATTGTCAACGCTCTTCATGTGGGTTCTATACGGAGTCGTCTCGTCTGTCGTGATGACGATGTTAGACATCTACTTTGATTGGGGGCTATTCACATGGCTCGACTGATCAACATTATTGGCGGCCTACTGTTATCAGTAACGGTAGGTTTTGCTATCGCCTTCATAGCACTCAACTTCTTGTTGGGCTGTGAAACTTGGGATGAGTCTCTTTGGACTGAGACGAACTCCTGTATCACCATCACTCAAATCTGGGAGGGTATAACACATGACTAAGTCCGCACTGAAACTCTTTGTACTTCGGTACATCAAGGGTGGAGCAATCGTTACTGGCGATGATGGCAAGCCGTTATTCTTCAGTAGCAAAAAAGCCGCTAAGGCTATTCGTAACAAGGACATGAAAGTGTCCTATGGCCCTGACCATAACAAATTCAACGCTCATTGGGAGATTGTATAATGCGAGCCGAATTAGTTCTTCAAACCATCAAGGATTTATTTCCTATCAAACGTCCATTGTCTATCGTTGGCCCTCCAGGTGGCGGTAAGACCAGCCTTGTGAGAACAGCTTCTCAGCAGTTGTCCATTGGTCACATCGAGAAACACATGCCTACCATGCTAGTCGAGGACTTCGGTATTCCCGACA